GATACACAAGACGAGTCAACAGGCGCATTTAAAAAAGAGTGGCAGTTTAATAGAACAGTAGCTTGCCATGCAAAAGGAATAATTAGCAACTCAGCATCTACCCGATCTGGAGACAAACAAGTTTTTTCTAACAAGTATCTTAATGATCAAGTTTTGCAAATAAGAACTGCCACCAAGCTTACGTTTAGAGAAAAGATTACCAACATCAGAACCGCAGATGGGACAATAATTTGGGAAGAAGTAGATTTTCCAAATAACACCCCTACAGTATTTGAGGTAATGGGAGTCACACCAATGACCGAACCACTGGGCGGAATTGTTGGATACAACACAACCGTCAAGAGATCGGAGAGTCAGGTAATTGGACAATAGCGTAGCCTTAATACAAGCATCTAGCGGACTAGAAAGATTAATGGCAGGTTCAGTTCCAGGTGTTATAACCGATAGCACGGTAGCACAAATATCTGCATTCTTATATTATGAAGCAAGCGTACTATCTAAACTAACTCGAAATGCAGAATTTGCAAGCCTATTTAAAAAAACTATCTTTAATCAAATAGACAAAGACTTTGGTCAATATATAGATGCTCAAGCAAGAAGCAAGCCAAAAGCACTTCATCATGTTTATGAATGGAATAAAGTTGGAAGCCCAGCACATAGACTGTTTAATCTAACATTAGTTGATCAACCAGGATTATCTTTTAGAATATCTAGAGATTTTAAACTATCCAAGTCTTCTGTACCATCAAAAAATAAAAAACAAAAGAAAAAGTATGTGTTTGCAAACAAAGCATCTGTAATCGAAGCTGGAATGCCCGTAGTAATTCGCCCAAGGTCAGCAGAGCGCTTAGTATTTGAATTAGATGGTAGAACAGTCTTTATGCCTAAAGGCTCCTCTGTGGTCGTTAAAAGGCCTGGAGGCACTGCTGCTACAAATCAATTTTCTCTTTCATATGGAAGATTCTTTGGTGGGCAACTAGTAAATTCTTCTATCAAAGCATCGGGATTTCAGAGGATATTTAATTCAGCAATGTCAAAAGCTCTTGCTGTCCCTATTAATATTAGAAAAGTGCAATATAGCTTTAGTGCTGGTAAAATAAGAATGCAGGCTGACTCAGCCTTGAGAGCATCATTTGGAGGAGCACTATGACCGTAGATTATAAAATAGACGCAATGTTTGAGCTCCGCAAATTCCTATGGAAAGAATTAAAGTTGGCGGGAATGTTCAATGAGAACGACTACTATTCAGATAACCTAGGAAGAGAAGTCTTACCAATTATCCCAGTTCAGCAATTGCCAGAAATGGATCAGTTCCTTAGCGGCAAGAAGCATATTGTCTATGACAAGATTGGTTTATCCTATGAAGAGAATTGGATGATTTGCTGCGAGAAGGTCCTATTTACAATTTACTCAACAAACATCACAGAGATATATGAGATAAGAAATCTACTCATGGACCTATTTAGGAGAATGGATGAGTCTGCCCAAGACGTAAATTCATCAATTACTACCAATAAATTAATCTTCCACAGCATATATGTCCAGGAGACAACCCCTATTGATCCTTCTCAGGAGCTTCAGGGGTTCCTATCGACAGACGTAATACTAGAAGTCAAATACTCAAGAGTCACAAACGGCGTAGGAAGATTTGCATAGTTGCTTTTAAACCCTATTTCCAGTAAAATTAGGTAAGAGGAAATGAGCCTAGCCAGCTTGATCTAAAGTAAGTCAATATATATATATTTATTTAATGGAGGTTTTACAACATGGCACAAAACACAGGTAATGCTAGAAACATTCTTGTTGGAGCGTCTCCGCTATTCTTGTCAGTAGAAGATTCTACTACATCAGGATACGTAGAGAACTTGGTACCAGGAACTGCAGTAACAGGAGCAGTTGGTCGTAACAAGACAGTTCCAGCATTTAAGAATGGAACAGCAGGATCAGGTACACCAGTAGTTGGTTACGTAGCAGGAGAGTCATACATCGCAACACTTAACGCAGTAGATGTAGACAACACAACTTCTTCAGCAACAACTGGTGCAGGATATCGAAACGTTGGATTTACAAACAACGGTCTTCAGATTACATACAACCCATCATACGGTTCAGTAACAGTAGATCAGCTTCTTGATACAGCTAAGCTGTTCAAGGAGACAATGGAAGTTATGATTGCAACAGAAATGGCAGAAGGAACTCTTGAGAACGTTCTTGCCGTATTTGGTCAGTCACAAGCAACTCTTACTGAGTCAGGTAAGAAGCTAGGACTTGCAGCAGGTGCACTAGGAGAAGCTCCAGTTGAGCGTCAGCTAGTTGCAATTGGACAGGCTCCAACAACTGCAGCATCATCAAAGACAGAGCGTGTATATTATGCACGTCGTGTTCTTTCTGTACAACAGTCACAGTTCTCTTTGGCTCGTAACGCAGCATCAACATTCCCAGTAACATTCCGTTTGCTTCCATCAGGAGCAGCAGGAGATGCAGGCGCAGAATACGGTACAATCGTAGACCGCACCTGGCTATAATTAATATTAATTAATTAATAAAAGCCCCTCAAGAAATTGAGGGGTTTTTTATTGCCCTTATATAGTCAATATGATACAATAATTAAGACTAGATCCTAGGAGGATTAAATGGCAACAACAGTATACGATGTTGAAGAAATTCAGCTACAAAATGGCGCAACGGTTAAGCTTAAGCCTTTAACAATTAAAGAGCTTCGCAAGTTTATGAAGGTCATTGCAAAGACACAAGAAGTAACATCAGAAGACGAAACGCTCACCATTCTTATTGAAGCATGTGCGGTAGCCCTAGAAAAGCAACTGCCTGAATTGGTTAAGGATAAAGACGCATTTGAAGACACACTTGACGTACCAACCATCAACCGCATCCTTGAAATTTGCGGAGGGATTAAGATGGACGACCCAAACCTACTAGCGGCAGCAGTACTGGCTGGACAGAACTAGATCTAGCCGCTTTAGAAGGGGAAGTATTTCTTTTAGGTAATTGGAAAAATTACGAAGAACTAGAAGATAATCTTTCAATGCCAGAGATGGTCCAGACATTTAAATCAATGCAAAAAACTGAATCGGAAAAAAGAAAGTTCTTGGCTTCAATTCAGGGTATTGAGTTAAATGATAATAGCAGTAATAATGAGGAGGGATCTTCCTTCGAAGATGTCAAACGTAGGGCACTTGGAATAAATGCGTCAGCAGATGACGTTGTTTCACTTCAAGGCTCTTTTGCAACAGATGCAGGATTTGGTATTGGAGCAGGATTAGGATACTCAGTAGAGTAACATATACATATGGCAGATAATTTAATCACGACCCATATTACGGCCAACGCAGACTTTACGGGCTTAAGATCCCAGCTTGCTGCGACTACTGCCCAACTCGTAAAATTACAAGAAACTACGGCGGGAACTAACGCCAAGCTTGCTAATCAAATTGCTGTAATGAATAAGTCCTTCGCAGAAACTATGCGATCAACGGGACAGTTTTCATCACACTTTGTATCGCTTACTTCAGATGTAGAAAAGTTTGGTAGAAACCTAGACAGTGGTAGACTCAAGCTAGGAGAATATTACAACGCCTGGAGCGGGCATACAAAGAAAACAAGCAACTTAATTAGAGATTTAGCTAAGCAGCAAGTTATGCTTCAGAATGCTATTGTTCAACCAGTTGGTAAAAATGCACAGGGTTTAATGCAGTACAACGTAATGGTTGCAAAAGGCCTAGACGAAGTAAAGAATAAGACAGCAATTGCAAGACAAGAGCTAGCCATTATGAATAAGGTTATGCTTGACGGATCTAATCAGCTTATCAACTGGGGTAAGAATACTCAGTGGGCTGGTCGTCAGCTAACAGTAGGATTAACTGTACCACTTGCAGCATTCGGTATGGCTGCTCAAAAAGCATTTAGAGCCGCAGATGAAGAGTTAGTCAGACTAACAAAGGTTTATGGCGGATTGACGGCAGTATCTTCTGCAGAGTTAGCTAAGGTTAGAAAAGATGTTTCAGAAACTGCAAGAGAAATTGCGGGATCTTACGGTATTGCTTTTAAAGACACCATTGCCTTAGCTGCGGATTTAGCTGCAACAGGACAAGAAGGAGCAGATCTTTTAAAAACAACACAAGAAACATCAAGGCTTGCAGTGCTTGGAGAAATTGATAGACAAGAAGCAATGAAAGCAACTCTTGCAATTCAAAATGCTTTTAAACAAAATACTCAAGAGTTATCGGAATCAATTAACTTCCTTAACGCAGTTGAAAACCAAACCTCAACCAGCCTTGCAGATCTAGTTGAAGCAATTCCAAAAGCAGGTCCAGTAGTAAAATCTTTAGGCGGAGATGTTCAAGATTTAGCACTATATTTGACGGCTATGAAAGAGGGTGGAGTAAATGCATCTGAAGGCGCAAATGCAATAAAGTCCTCTCTAGCATCTCTTATTAACCCAACAAAGGTTGCTAAAGAAATGTTTATGGGATTTGGAATTGATTTAGACAGGATTGTGTCATCTAATGCAGGTAATTTAACTGAAACAATTGTAGATCTTCAAACAGCCCTAGATACGTTAGACCCTTTAAGTAAATCAAGAGCAATAGAGCAGCTATTTGGCAAATTCCAATATGCAAGACTTTCAGCACTTTTTGAAAATTTAGGTAAAGAAGGATCTCAAACTGTACAGGTTATGGAGTTAATGGGAGCCAGCACGGCAGAGCTAGCGGGTATTGCTGAACGAGAATTAGGAATGATAACCGAGTCAGCTTCTGGAAAATTTAAAAGAGCCCTTGCATCAGTTCAAGCAGATCTTGCAGGAGTAGGCGAACAATTTTTAAAGATTAGCACAAAGGTATTAGAAGTAGTAGATGGAATAATTAAATTCTTCCAAGGACTTCCAGGGCCAGTTAAAACATTCTTAAATGCACTAGGTGGCCTAACTGCATTTGCAGGACCACTCATCATGTTAACTGGTGTTATGGCCAACTTTATAGGATATGTTACAAAAGGAATATTCTCTTTAAGACAGATGATGTCAGGGGGACAAGGATTTAAACTCCTTACTCCAGAAATATTAGCAGCTGATGCTGCAGCAAAAGGATTAAGTACAACATTTTACAGTGACGCAGAAGCAACTGTTGTTTTAACAAATGCCGTCAACACACTTGCTGCATCTTTTGATAGTCTTGAACTAAAAGCAAACGCTGCTAAAGTTGCAGTACAGCCAGGGATTAGTACAATTGCTGGTAGTGTAATTGCTGCAGGAAATCCAGGCGGAAGAATGGTTGATAAAACTAATCCATTAATTGGAGATCCTTATACAAGAGATATGTCTCACATGATTCCATCTGGAAGTCCTCAAATGGGAACTATATTTGGTACAGTTCCAGGAGCGGGTCCAGTAAACGTTAGAATTGGAAAAAATCCTCAAGCCTACATGAATCAAGACTTGCCAAAGATCCCTGGGGTAACTTCAGTAAACGGAATTTCTACGGGAATTGTTTCTCAAGAAGCGGCTAAATGGCATGCAATGACAGCTGCAATTGCAATGCAGTCAGATGCAGAAATAAAATTATTAAAAGCAGAAGTACAAGCAACAGGAACAGTAACTGCCAGCTTGTCAGATTCATATCAAGCTCTCCTGCCAGAGTTTAGTGAAATTACAGAATTAGCAGCACAGGAAACTGCATTAATTGTTAAGCAACTTCAACAAAGTAAAATAACAGCAGATGAAGCAAGATTAAAAGTAATTCAATTAAATGCAACAGTTGAAGCAATGCTTGCTGAAACAGCTCAAAAGATAGCAGCTGGGCAAGGAAGAGTTGTAAACTTAACAACAGTTCCATTAACAACACAGCCTGTTGTTGACCCAGTAACTGGTAAATCAAATATGAAAGAAATGTTCCATAAGGGAACAACAAAAGATATAGTAGATAAAATTGCAAGATCTTTGGGTGGAGTAAAGACATCGGGCGCAGGGTATAACATTCAAACAACAAAACCTAAGTTTGCAAAGGGTGGTATTGTTCCAGGAACTGGAAACACTGACACATACCACACAACTGCAGAGCCAGGCGCATTTGTAATTAATAAAGCTTCAACAGAAAGAAATATGCCAATCATTGAAAATCTTCTAGGTGGAAGACCTGTATTTAGAAATGATGGAGGGCAGGTTCCTGTAGTTCTCACACCTGGAGAAGCGGTTATTCCAGAAGAAATTGCCAGCAAGGATCCAGGCTTAATGTTGCAGTTAAACGGAGGCCCAGGAAATACATCTGGAACGAGAAGACATACTGGTGGACCTGCTGGTCATCCACACCCTCACAGAAAGCCTATGACAGAAGCTCAATATAAAAGAGCTATTAAGATGTATTATGATTTTATTAACAATCCAAACTATGAACAAAATGTTCGTGCAAGATTTATCCTGTTAGATGCTTCAGAGTATTTAGGGGTTGCACCAGAAATTGGAACTAAAAAGGCAATTGAAATTGCATCTGCTAATTTTGATGCAGCTAAAGATTTAAATGGTTCCCCAGAAGATTGGGTTAAAACTAGAACAAAGCAACTTGAAGATTTTGATAATCAGTATGTTAAGGGAGACAGAAAGCTAATAAAAACTGGCAGACAGGCTACTGCTGCAGGTTTAACTGCTGACAACTCTTTAAATAGATATATGAACAGAGTTAGAGCAGCAATGCTAGCCAATCCAGCATTTTTAGATGCTCATGAAGATTTAAAATCAATTCCTAAAGCAACAGGCAAACTAAAAACTGGTCCAGGCGGAAGATTAGTTGAAAGCGTTAGAGGACACGCATTTAGAAGATCTTTAATAGCAAAATTAGGTGGAGTTGGATCAAGAGGCTTTGCAGGGTTTGCAGCAGTTATGCCTACAGCGTTTAACGATATAGCCGCAAAACTTCAAGGCAAAAATTTTCAGCCTGACGTTATTCATTTAACTCAAGCAGGAGCAATAAAAGATTTTGAAGGAATGGTAAAGAAAACTGGAGTACCTGGAACCGTAGACGATATAGTAAAAGCAGCTCAACACGATACAAGATTCGTAGCTGCAACCTCTGCGCCAAGGGGTCCAGCACCTACAGTAAAACAAAAAGATATTTTTAGAATGTTCTTACAATCAATTATTGCAGGAAAATCTTGGGTTCCAGTTCGTGGAAAACTTTCTCTTGCTGGATCGGTTAAGTTAAATAAAGGCGGTACGGTCCCTGGCAAGTTTGCACAAAGATTATTTGGCGGTGGAAGATTATTCTTAGGAATGCCTAAATCTATTAAACAGGTAGACGCTCAAAGAGCAGCAAAAATTGCAATGGAAAAAGCCAGTCAAGCAGTTGATAACTCTAGATTTAGCAAATCCCCAGTAACTAATTATGATGAACTTCTAGAGCCAACATCTGGAAGAAGTTTCCCTGTTGCTGGAATTGGTGGTATTTACAATAAGGGTGGAGATAAAGTTTTTGTTAAGCCAGTTCTAGATGAGAAAGCAGCTCTTGCTGAAATAAGAGCAACTGAAATTGCTCGTGATGTACATGGATTACAAACACCTAATCAAAGAGTTGTTGTTATGAGAGACCCTACAGACCCAACGGGTAAAAGAAAATTACTTGCTCTTGAATCCAAATATAATCCTGCTATAGCCAATCAGGATGGCAAGTTTACAGAAGATCAGTATTTTAGACAACTAGTCGCATCAGCATTACGTGGAGATAAAGATCTAGGAAGGGGCAATCTTTCTGGAAACATTCTTGCAGATGTTGGACCAGCTGGAGTATTTGCAACAGCGTCAGGGCCAAGAGATTACTCTGCAACTATACCTTCATTTAAGCATCAAGCATTAATTAATTTAATGGGTGTAAAAGGAAGCGGAGCCAAGAAATTCTTTGCTGAGTCTACTTCAGACATTCCTATGGGCATGAATGCTGATCAATATAATAGTCGAATGCTTGAAGAAATTAATAGGGCTTTGCCTAAGCTAAAACAAACAGTAGGAAGATTTGATTTAAACTCAGAAGAAAAGGCTGTCTATAATGCAATGATTGCAAGATTGGACACTGCAAGAAGACAAACTTACCAAGATCTTCACGGAGTTCATTCCTCATTAAATATAGCACCAGAAAAAACAATGACTCCAGCAGCTCTTGCTAAGATGATTGCTGCTGATGAATTAAAACGCAGACAAAAAGGCGCAGCAGTAAGTCTTTCTGATAATGACTTTAAGACTGAAGCAAATGGATTTAATATTGGCGGAATGATCGGTAATGTTCTTAAGGGTAAAGCAATGCATAGAATTGGTGCAGGCTTTGGCCCAACAGGCGCCCCTAAGCCAAGTATGTATGAGTCAGCCCCATGGGGAGTTAACTCTTTATCAATTGATATGGCTAATAAACTGTTTGCAAATACAGGATTAAGAAAGCATACTCAAAAATTATTCTATGATAAGTTTGCAGCAGCGTTAGCAAAAGAAAAGCCTTACGGATATGTTAAAGATGCAAAAGGGTCTTTAAAGAATGCGCTTGAGCCAGATGTATTAGATTCTGTTATTAGATCTGCTGCATCAGATATGATAGGAGATCGAGCAGTTTTAAGTCAGTTGTCTCCTATTGATAAAGATATTTTAAGAAAGAAGTATTTGAACTGGGATTCTAAAAAAGATACCCCAATGACAGAAGCATTAAAGAAGTTAATATTTGAAATCCAGCCAAGAGAAATGGGCGGCCCAGTAAACTCTGGTAAGCCGTATCTTGTCGGAGAAAAGGGACCAGAAATATTTGTTCCAAGAAATGCTGGAGGCATTGTTCCTAATCAAGCACCTATTCCTCAAGGATACGTAAAAGGAGGGAGCATAGCAATGCTTGGAGCATCTTTGGCCCCAATGCTTATTTCTAGCAAAATTGCCAATCCTTTACTTCAAACAATAATGCAAACATTGTCATTTATTTTGCCTCAGATGATAATGACAGCAATGATACAAACACAAAATGAAGGAGGAAAAGGCAGAGTCGGTGGCCTTATGTCTAAGATTCCAGCTTCTGCAAAAACCCCTATCTTCTCTACATCAAGAGGGACAAGAGTTGGCCCCACAAAAATTGGAGAAGACGCTTTGGGCAACGCCGTATATGGTGACAAGGGCGGAAGAATGCTTAACAGATATGGTGCAGCTCTTCAAAATTCTGCTAAAAACGGAAATGCATTAACAAAAACTTTAGCAAGAATTGGAATGGGTCTTACAAGATTAAATGTAGGACTTGCTGTAGCAACAGGTGCTTTTATTCTTATCAACAAGAGAATAAAGGATCACAACGAACATTTAAGAGTTGGGGTAACCCAGTACGGATTTACAGAAGAGGCTGCTAAAAAAGCAGGACTTAGGTTTACTGATTATAACTCAAAACTTGCAGATACAGTTAAAAACATAGAAGCAATACGAGAAAGAAATCAGTTACTTTACGAAAGCATGCAAGATGCTGGCATGCCTATATCTATGACAATTGAAGAGTATAAGAAGCTTAAAAAAGAAGTTACTGAAGTTTATACTGATCAGATTAAATTAATTAATCAGTCAAAAGAATCAGAACTTCCACAAGTAGCAATAGATATAAAGACTGCCCTGATGGCCGCTGGCTTATCAGCAGATGAGGCAAGCAAAAAAATATTTGCAATGTTTAAAATGTCAGACCAAGCAGAAAAGGCTGGAGCCTTTACTGTAGGAAATCGTGCGTTTAGAAATATTAAAACAGGACAAGATGCAGCAGAGTCTGCAATTAATAGTTATGCTACGGCTTCAACACAAAATGGGCGTGAGGGTGCACAAGCTGTTAACACAGGTCTAACCGCTATAGATGCAGGAATTATTGACATGATTGAAAAAAGCAAGAAGGCTGCAAAAGAAGATAAGACAGGTAATACAAAAGTATTAACACAATATCAAGCACAAGAAGAAATGCTTAAGAAACTAAATAAACTAGAGTCTTCTAGAACTACTTTAAGCGCATCTACTAGAGCTGAAATGATTAAGCAAAATCCAGAGCTTAAAAAGATTATTAACCCGCTAGATACCGTTGTTAGCCTTTTTGAAAAAATGAATCTTGCGGCAAAAGGATTTACAGGAGACCTTTCAAAGTTAGGCGCAGAAGCCGTCAGCACACTTTCAAGAGTAGCTGATGCAACCTCTCAAGCAATAACCTCAGCAAACAAAATAGGATTTTTAAAAGAAAACTATGCATTGCTAGGAAAGCTAACAGCTCAGCAAAAGGTTTTAGAAAATGCAGCAAAAGGACAAACTGCTAGACAACAAATCAATACTAGAGAGCAGCTGAAAGGCTTACAAAAGCAGATAGATGCTAACAACAAGCTTGCAGAGTCAAGACTAAAAGCACTTGACGCCGCAAAGCAAGAGGGAGACATTGCAAGACAAATTGCAAAAGCACAAGCAGCATACGAAGCTGCCCTAGCTACGGGAAACACCGCAGCCGCACAGCAAGCAAGTTTAGACATTCAAGGTCTGCAATCAGATCAGCAATACAACTCTCAAAAGAAAGCAATTGAAGATGCACTTAAGCTAGCTAATGCTCCTCTTGAAGCTAAAATAAAATTAATTAATGATGGCCAACAGAAGCTTAGCGACAATGCCGCAATTGCTGCTGGTGAACTAGATAAACTAAATAAAAAAATTGCTACAGAAAGACAAAAGATTGATGATGTTAATCAAGCAATGACCACCTTAGCGCTTAATGCAATTGCCGCAGGTAAAGAGCTTAAGGATTATATAAAAACTGGAACAGAAGAAAATCCTAACGCTGGAAGACAAGACGCAGCAGCGGTACTTGGAACATCTAATGTAGCAGTTCCAGGAACTGCTGTTAAGCCTCCTTTGCAGCTAAAGAGATCTCCAAGGGTAGAAGGAACTAGCGTAGCTGATCAGGCACTTTCATTGATGGGCGGAGTAACTGGAGCAGTAGAAAAGGGATTAGCAGCAAACGGACTTAAGGTTACATCTATGTCTGGAGATGTTATTATTAACGGCAAGAAGCTAGATATGGATTCATCAAAAACCACAGCTAAGATTAACTCTGTTCCTAGAACAATACCGCAGGGTTCGGGTACATACTCGGGCTCTACTTTTGTTCATCCGTCTACATTATCTGCAGCGGGAGCAACACAAATATCAGGCACTTCATCAAATGGAAGACCTAGTGCTACTTGGATTGGCGTTGAGTTTTTAGACAAAGATGGTAAAAAATGGAAGGTTGTAGGAGATGCGGGTGGAGTAGGTCTTAGTGTTAAGCCAGTAAAAGCTGGATACGGAACAATGAAGCTTAATCCAAAGGTTCCTACAATTGTCGGAGACCGTGGGCCAGAAATGGCATTCGGCGGAATGATTATTCCTAACATGGCTAAGGTTCCGTATGCTTCTCCTAGATATGATGTAAAGCAAGCGGAAAAAATGTTTGAGCCAATGAAGAGTTCAGGCGGGGGGCAAGGTGTAATAAATTATACCCAAGTAATTAATGCTTCCCCAGGAATGAATGAGGATCAATTAATAACAAAGGCTAAAATTGCCGCCTATGAATTTTTGCAGTCAAGTATAAAAAGTCAATGACACTACCAGTAGGATCTTTGCTGTATTTTGATACAGGAACGGACCTAGTAACTCCAACATGGACAATGGTATCTGAGCACAATAGATCAAGTGCTTCTTTAGAAATAGAAAGAATAGAGAAGACACAGAGAATGTCTAACGGGTCCCTTAGAAAAATTTGGATTGCAGACAAAAAATTATTTAGCGCAAACTGGAGCATGCTCCCAACCTATAATACAATGACGGTAGATGGAGGCATGGGTGCTTCAGAAATTCAATCTTTTTATTTAAATAAAGGCAAGGGAGCATTTAAGGTAAAAATATCTTACAACGGAGTGTCAGCTAGAGATGAAATTATTTCAATGGTATTTACTTCATGTAGTTTTACAGTTATAAAAAGAAACGTTAAGTCTTCTTCAGCCTCCGTCCCTCAAGAGTTTTGGGATGTTTCTCTCTCTCTAGAAGAGGTATAATGATACAGGTATCTTCAAATACTACGAATGCCCTAAATAAGGCCGTAAACGTATCTGTGACCAACGGATGTCACATTGAGTATAATATGAACGACTTGATATCAGGAGTGTCTGTAACGGCCCCAGAAGGCGTTATAACGGCAACCCTTACCGCTCCAGCCTCTCAAGGTGGGTATCAGTACAAGCCTTTTGAAAAGTTATTTCCAATTAAAAGTATTATTGACCCAAGGCGACCAAAGGTAGCGGGAATTCAATATATGATTGTATCGGATCCAAGCCTGAGCACAACCCTTGCCGCTAGCGGATCAGCAAGTGCAAAAACTTATGCATCAGCAAAAGAATTAAATAGAAGGTTGTATTTTTCTGGAATAAAGACAGCCTATAAATATTGGGTAACCCCTAAAGCTGCAGGAACAATTTTATCTAACTGTATATTATCAGTGTCCTACCCAGCAGTTAAAACTGCTGCTACAAATAAAATTGTTGTTAAATTTGAAACATCACACTCCAAGCCTACGTCTTGGACGGTTAAGATGCTGGACTTGTCTGGTTTAGAATCCCTAATATATACTGGCACAACTTGTCCAGACAACGGCATAGTAAATCTATACTACAACGGTTCTTCTTGGTCAGAAACAGAACCATCTACTATTTCTGAAGGGGTAAACCTAAGTGGACTAAAACTACAAATTAATACAATTAGTATTTCGGGCGGGTACCTAGGAGTCATTGAAGTATCTGCAAGGCTAGTAAAAGATGTAACTAGCATAGTTGAGTCATTTAATATATCTCAAAATTCATCAGATTCAATAAATGGGCTGGTCCCAGTTGGAGACGTTACAGCAAATTATTTAAGACTTAGTTTAAACGCATATGACAGGTCTTACGACAATTATGATAAAACTAATCCTTTTAATAAAAACAAATTAAGTCTATACGAAAATATTACAATTAAACCATACGTGGTGGTAGAATCAGAAAAAATTAATCTAGGAGTTTTCTATCTTGACTCATACGATGTAGACGAATTTGGAGAAGTTTCTATAAATGCACTAGATGGTGCAAGAGAGCTTCAATATATTAAGCCTCCCGATATTGTAACAAAAGATATGTCAACGGTAGCTATACTCAGAAGGCTACTAGATTCAGTTGGGTTTTCTAATTATAAGTTTAATTTAATAGAATCTGATACGTCTATTGTTGCCCCATATTATTGGTATACCGATCCTGAGAAAACAGTATGGGAGCATATACAAGATTTATGTAAAGACACACAAACTATTGCTGTTTTCGATAACAATGATGTTTTGCAATTTTATCCAAGAGGATACATATTCAATACAACAAAAACTCCAGACGCCTCTTTTAGATACAGCAACACATCAGATGGCAAGTTAGCAAATATAGCAGGGATATCTATTGAGAATGTTCCGTCAGTAAAAGCCATTAAGGTAACTTACAGGCCACAACTTACTTCTAATTACGACGGTGACGCAGACGACATATACACGTCTCCAGTAGTTACACTAGGAGCAGCAGCGCTAATGGCTGATCTGCCAAAGATTGCTACAGCAGAGACAGATGCACCTAATGGGGTAATTAAACTAAGACCAATAGAAATTTCAGGAGCTGCACAACAGTTGTATTCTTATGCTGGGTATTTAATTCTAGAAAAAGAAATAATTGAGTACGACGCCATTAGATTTGTTTATGAGCCAGCATCTGGCAGCCCAGCTACAGCATATAAATGGATTAAAAATGAATCAGACATTCAGTCTAATCTAGGACTTGCAAAACCAAATACCTTTAAGCCTACTGGCGTGTATAGAATTAAACAAAGAAATGTTTTTAATGCAGTATTTGATGATGCAGATTTAAATCATAAAGTTAATACTGATTCTTTAAGGGCCGAGTGGTCGGGTAAAAAATGGAATTCAGAAACTGGAATATTTACTACTGACAACTCTGAGTCTTCTTTTACTTTAAAAGAAGTTTTAGTTAAAGATGAAAACGGTAATGATGTAGCTAACCCGTACAATTTATTTAGTTCTATTCCTAGGTCAATGATGACAATTTTTGCCCCACTAGGAACCTTAAAGGATAGCACAGCAGATCCAACTATAAAAGAACCTGTGCCAAACACAATTTATACTCTTGTAACAAATGATAGCGCTAAGTATGTTAAGGGAGAAAACTTTGTAATTGGTACAAATATGTATTTCCCTTTGTTAAAAAATTCTAGCGGTCAAGCAACGGGAGAGCAAAGAACAATTTCAGGAATAGCTTTTTCTCTAAGCGCAAACAATCAAAGCGGATACTTTTTATCAGTAGCAACAACTCAAAATACAACTGCAGATAAAAGTTTTAGAGAGTTGTCTTTTTATAAAATTGTAGACGGCAAGCTTGTAAGAATGGCGGACTCTCAAAAAGAAGAAGATGCAAGCATACTAACAGGAATAAGCGGAGGGCGACTGTATAGAATAGACATACGAGGAGATTATTCTATTCCTACTGGGGGCTCTTCTAAAGTTTTAACATTAAGAATATCTATTAATAATAAGGAGTTCGTAGTAGTAGACACTTCTCCAATAACAATTACAGAAAAAATTGGCCTTGCTTCTCTTCAGGGAGTGTCTGCATTTGATTACGTATATGCTTCTTCTATAACTAAAGAATCATTTGCAGAAGATAAAAGATACAATCCTTATAAAGGATTTTTGGGCGGAGAGTCAACCATAATTAAAACATTTGGAGATTTTATCTTTAATCAAAAGGGTCAAACAGAGAGCACATCTTGGGTTAGAGAATTTGGTCCAGTTGCAAGAGAGCTTAAAAAAATTACAGCTAGGTATGATAGTCCTGGGTTCCCTCTATATCCAAGTCTAGTAAATAATACAGATGTCACAATTGCGGGTGCGTCCATAGACTCTTTCGGAATGGACATATATGTAATTAATAACACTGGAACATTTACAGATCTAGCCAACAATGAAGAAAAGCAGTTTGTTGTAGTTGGGAACTTTATTGTTCCATCTGATTCATTTGAGTACATTGACCCTAGCCTTACAGATGAAGAAAAGAAAGAGATAGTTGGCTTTGACTCGACATGGATTCAAAAAGAATCGGAAGCAATCGAGCTATCTAAATTTATGAAAGATCAGTGGTCAAAACAACAGAAGGTCGTTACCTTGGAAACATTCTTAAACCCATTGATACAGATCGGAGACATCGTAGAGATATCCTACCCAGATAATGGCCTATATTCATCTGAAAACTTAAGTATACCCGCAGGATTTGTGTCTAATAAGTTTGTTGTTTTATCTATAGATAGCACCTATGACAAGGACTCTCCACCAACAACAAGCATATCTTGTAGGTCGATTTATACGTGAGAAATGGTAGAATGTAAATATGAGCAATATTAAGAAACCAGCGTCCTCTGCAGCAAAAGTAAAAAAGCTTTTGCTTTTTGAAGGAGACCCTTTAATTAAGACTCTTAAGCCAGACTACTACGTTATAGTTGGCGACGACAGTCTAAAAAGTATAATAACTCCTGTTGATAATTTAAACCCAGGTGAAGAAGACCCAGGCGAAGACCCAGGTGAAGAAAACTTATTAAAATCTCCATCTTTATCTGACATTACCCTTGTTAGCAAGACTATGGTAACAGATAAAAATAAAAATCAATATGTTGAATTTGTATTTAATGTCAAAAACAGCGGCGGAGAAACAGTAGTGGGGGCAGAAGTTTATGGACAATAACTTATCTTTAGTTGGAGAGTATACAATCTATGAAGATGGTCAAGAGGTATGCCGAAATAAAAATTTAATAACTAAATTTGGTAAAAGATATATAACCCAATATTTAGCAGGGCAGTCTAATACAAATCTAAGAGATATAGCTATTGGCATAGGCTCTACTGCGGCTACCGTAAATGACACTCAACTAGGATTTGAATTTTATAGATCCCCAGTTAGCGTAAGTAGCATTGATATACAAACCAGTTCGTCAACAGGTCTTAGCACATATGGTGTAATTTATAAAACAACAATCCCAGTAGATGTAGTGGGAGTAATTAATGAGTTAGGTATTTTCCCATCCGTATCTTTATCAAGCACAGATTATGCAAGCAACTCTATTTCTACTTTTGAAAACAATCAAAGCTGGACGGACTCAAGCGGAGCTTACCCATCTGTTTTAACAACACCAACGCCTAGAATTGGAACATACTACCTTTCGATGGGAGCCACGGCTTCTAGCTCAAAAGAGTACTTTAACAATTTTAATATAGACGTATCAGGATATAGTGCGCTAGACAGTTTAACTATTGCGTATAGACAAAGCGATTTAAACTTAGACTATGTCTTTATTAGAATGTATGATTCAAATAATAATTATTATGAAATTAGATATGCAGGAGATGTATCTACAGGAGATAAGATTAAATCACTAACTTTAAATAACCTATACAGCAGTGGATATGGATCGGGCTCTCCAGATCAAACTTCTATTGTTAAGATTGGTGTTGGAGTAAAGGCAAAATCAACAGGATCTACAACAGTATTATTTGATGGACTAAGAATTAATGACGAAGACGCATTTAGAACAGACTACGGCCTTATTAGCAGATCCGTTTTGTCTACCCCAATTGTAAAAACTTTAGGAAAGCAGATGGTCATAGAGTATAGAATTGGATTAAGTTTCTAATGACTAGATATTATGGCCCTATGCATGACGGCGGAGGGGATTACATTCCTCCAGATTTAGAAAGATCAAATACTGCTGCCGCTGAATCTGCTGCGAGGGGATCAAAAGACTCTTATACAAAAACAATAAAGATGCCTCTTATTAAAAATAAAAAGTATAAATTTTTCTTTACCTATAAATATGAGGACCCAGAAACTAAAGAAATTAAAGAGAGCGATAGGTCACCTGTATGGATTGAAACTTTTGATATTCCAAACCTAACTAAAGCGGTTCAAAACTTAACATTAACTCCAGGATTTAAATCTTATGGCGTTAAATTTGACCTAGACCCAACAAGTGTTCAAGAAGATGTAGTTATATTTGAAAGTCTAACAGGAGTTTTTGCTGGTGAAGAGTATATAGTTTATGTTGGTGTTTCTACAAATGTTACTATACAAACATCTAATTACGCTCCAAGATGGGTAAAAGTTAGAAGTAGAGACAAGTGGGATGATCTTAATATAACAGATTTGATAGCGGGACCAGTTACCCCTCTTAATTCTGAAGTAGATACAACTACTCCTCCAGGAGCTCCAACAAATGTAGTAGTTGCTGGATTTAATGAAACCTCAGATCCTTCTAATTACACGGGGTATGCAAATGTAACCTGGACTGCTCCAGCTTCGGGAGCTAAAGGGTACAACGTTGGAGTATGGGAAAGTATTCCAGGCACAACTATTCCAAATAGAGAATTTAAGGTTGACGCAACTTTTGCAAAAGTAGACGGATTATTTGTTGGAAAATCTTATTACATTCAAGTTAAATCCCTTAGTGCATTTAATACTCCTTCAG